ATTCCGTGTCCAACCAGACTCGTTGTTCACTTATATTCCATCTTCTGCACTTATTATACAAAAACTGCTTATTTTCTTTGAGTATCTCACTTGGTTTACCTATTGAGGTACCTTGGTATTCTTCAAAATGTGATTTATATGTACTGACTATTGTTGAATTTAGTCTATGTAAGCAGTCAAAGAAGGTTTGTTTTTCAACATCTAATTTTGTTCTAGAACGACCAACCCAGTATTGTGCTTCGGTTTCAATATTGGCTGTACACATTGCAAGTACTTCTTCTAATTCGAATTGTTTAGTTCCAGTGTAATGTTGTACATGTTTAGTAGAGTGATTTATTAGGAAGTGTGCCATCATAGCTTCTAGTTTTCTTATTTCTTTGTCTCTAATCACTCTTCGCCAGCAACTTTTCATATGTTTGATGTATGCTACCCTTTCTGCAAAAGTCATAGAATTGTAGAGAAGCTTCAATTTGAGGTTAGCCTCAGTTTGACGATTCTTAAATGGTAGTAACCCAAATCCACCGAATTCCTCTGGTACTCTTAAGGGGAGTTGTCGTGAAACGACTTTTAGTTCTTGGTGGTAAAGCATCGAAACTATATCTATTATGCCTTTAACTTCGTTTGGTGTTGCTTTGGCTATTTGTTGGTTGTTTACTTCTTTGATCCTGAGATACTCGTCTTTATCCTCATCACCATTTTCCGTTTTAGCTGATAGAATACTTTTAAACTCTGGGAATTCCATGATTTTGATTTTCTTAAGATCAAAATATGTTCCGCAAAAGAGGATAAAACGATTTGAATGGAATTCTTTCTTAGCGTTCATTCTGAAACCAATAGCTTTCATTGCCGATAAATATCTTTGTTTGGTGGTTTCAGACCAATGTGCAGCAAGATCATCACCGAAAATACAAGCGCGTCTTGGGTCACCTGATTTGGCTACTGCAAAATGGTGCAGTATGCATAAGACAGCAAAGGATAGGCGAAGTCCCATTTGTGTTCCTGATGTTTGAGGATAGTGAAGTATCGTTCTGCCTTTTTCATCTTTCGTCTTTCTTATTGGTGTCATATGATTCTTTTGCATGATATCATATTCGAGTGTGCCCATGTCGTCGTACCAGGTTTCTCGCATTATTGCCTCATATGTGGTTTCACCCATGTCATTTTCGTGTGATCTCAACCTAATACCTGAAAGAAACATCGTTCCATCATCTATGATTGGTTTCGCATGGTTCAACTCCATCCACCTAATTGCATTTTGTGCTGTAACTTTTGTATTCTGGCCGTCTAGATAGACGTTGCTTCTATGCAATGATTGTGTGATTGGAGGATATGTTGTATTTTGATTACGATGGTATTTAGGTTCGCTAGGTTCCATAACTACAGCATCACTAAATCCTGAAATTGAAGAGGAGGATTCCTCATCTAATGAATAGTCTCCCCAAGCCTTGACTTCTTTTGTATCATCTTCTTCATCGAAAAAGACTTGGGGTTCCTCCTCAGATGGGAGTATAATATCGAAATCATCCATTGAAATGGATGGGGATTTAGTGTCAATAGTCACTTAATCTTGAATCACTTCTTCTCGTAATTTGTACACTCGTGGTTCATTTTTAATATCTAAATTGATGATATGGCGACTCCCGTCGGGTTTGGTTAAGTAATAAGCATTTTCTACATTTGGATACGGTTCTATACGATTTTGATCAACTAAAACTTTGTAAAATGTTGCGAAGTTTGTAACATTCATGAACAATTCATGGGTTATCAACTTGACTTTTCTTGGGGGCGGAAACTGAGCCTCAACTTTAGAACTTCGATCAACTGATACGGATACGAAGTCACCTTCAATTGAACTTTCTAGCACCTCGTTGGTTAAGTTCTCTTTAATAGTGGTTCGCGAGTTCGAAACCTGTTCGTTAAGCTTGTTCTCTTGTTGGCCGATGCAAAGGTCAAGCGGAGGAGAGTGAGGACGAAGGGGATTAGACACCACTTTATTGAGAATACTGATTCGGTTATGATCGTCATTTTGATCGTTACTTTGTATTTCAAGTCGTTGTTGAGAAGGACTGAAGCTCGAAAAGTCATAATGTTGAAGATCCTCAAATTGTTCACGTGTTAATTTTGCAGTGAATTGAGCCGTTAATCTTCTTAATTTTATATCAGAGTCTTGAATCATGAAATACCTTTCATTTGGATCTCCACTCACTGTCTTAAGTGCAATTATCTTTTCTAGTGGAGACCATTTGAGCAGGGTTGACAATTCTTCTATTACAGCTGTAGCGTAAAATGTATGTATCCAGTCGGTTGCTTCGCTACAGTCTGATTCGTATAAGAATCCACGATCATAGCCTCCCTGACTTAGTCTGTTCAGGAGGTATTTCCCACCAATTTGGTTTTTCATCTCATTCTTTGAATGGAGAAGAAAGCCTTCTTGGATTCCGGGTATATCTTTTAGTACAGCTATGACTTGATCGTTTACTTTAGTAAGAATAGCAGCTAAGGGAGCTGTTGTTTTGCTTAATATTCTTACTTTGGAACCTCTTTCCTTAATGCATTGTATTTTAAGAGGTAAGGCGCCATTAGTTTCTTTAGATGCTTCCATGCGCACTTCATCCCACCATTCTTCTTTTGTTACATCTTTACTTATTGGGATGTCCAAGGATTCATGTTTATTATATAATCTCGCCTGGACCTTGTCCAGAAAGTATTTATACGTACCTCCTTCTGATTTAGGAACTTCTATGCAAGAAGACTTATTGAATTTAGGGTTTTGCCCTATTTTCTGTAAGTATCTCTTTTTAGTTAATGATACTTGCTCAAATATGCTTTTAACGTGTGATTTTATTTCCTGAGCAAGCATTGGATCTTCTTGAAAAGGTTCTGAAGTGTATCTCAGTGCTGCTTGATGCAGCTCCTGTTCAACAGAACAGCTGAGGATAGGAAGAGATCTGTTAAAATTTGAGAGGATGAAAAGATTCCTCATCTCTCTCTTGTGCCATTTAGATTTAAATGACATTAGATACTTATTATAAACAGATCGGTTCGCAACCCATAGTGTTTGTGAACGGATACACTTCTCTATTGTAAATCCTAGACCTTTTAATTTCCTTGCAGTTCCTACTTCGTCAAAGGTATGGCTTCTTATTCCATATAAGATCTCAGTTGAGTGTAAAAGTACCTTGAGAGCTCGTGTTATTGTTGTTTGTGGATTAAGTGACGAGCGGCATAGCGAGATTGGAGCTAATAGTGATTGCCAACATTTCATGATATATTTGAAATTGTCTACTTTAAATTTAAAGCTTAGCTTCGGTGTATTGGTCCTAAGATTCTTCCATACGGTACGATTTGTTTGATAGTAATTATGTAATTCCGTATAGAGTGGACCAGGCTTTCCTTTACGTATGGCCGTAAGGACACCCTCACTAGAGGACATCAGGTTACTAAATGCAAGCATTCTTAAGGCCTGATGTATGACCCTCAAGTGGACAAATATCTTTTTATTAATATTCATCTTTTTATAGTAGGTCAAAGAGCTGAACACTACGTCTGCCAAGACTAACAGAGTGTTCGCGGAGGTAAGCTGGTTGCAGTCTACTTGTACTTTATTAACTTCGGTTAATGAAAACAGGTAATTGTAGACGAGCTTCTCCATGGTAGTTG